TAGGCGGTCTGGAATAATTGCTTCTGTTGCTTTAGGCGAACGGAAGTGAATGCCTTTACCAAAAGTAAAACGTGCTAAAAAGTCATTGAATGCTCTGTAATAGTTTACTGCAATTTGCATTTCGCCTTGTTCACGGCGGTATCCATAATGATGACCAAGATACATTGCCCAGTTAAGAGAGTATCTATTTAATCTTGGACCATGTACTTCAAATTCTTCGTCAGCAAGTTCCACCAAACCAAGTGGAGAAATAGAGATGGTTAAGTCCGAGGACGCAGCCCTATAACTTGGTGGTGAAAAATCTACGAAACTCATTTATCGCCCTTTTTCTTTTCAGGTAATCTTACTCTAGAAGTACCTCTTTGTTTCTTTTCAAACTGCTTTTTCTGCAAAATTTGTCGCTTGTACCCAGGGTCTGATGTATCGATAAATTTGCCACCAGATTGTTCATAATGTTCATGAACCCAGTGACTTGCAGCAGGATTTGGGTAGGTTGAAAACTTTGCCTTTGCTTGAGCAATTAGCATTTGCCACAACTTTTCGTTTGCAGGTTTCTGTGCCACCGTGTTCCTCTTATACAACCTTAAGCCCCCTAGGGGTTTCCTAGGGGGTCAAAAGCCAAACTTTAATTAATCGTTTACAACTGTTGGGGAGACACGCTGTGTGCGTCCGCCAGTACGTGTAACCACTTCAACTGTTTGCTCTGCATAGTCTGTAAATGAACCATGTGAGAACTCAGCAAGAAATGTTGGTGCTTCAGTCCAAGCAGCAGAGCCAACGTGGGCACGTGCTTGCATTGTTTCTGCAGCAGTCTTTTGCCAGACTGGAGCATTACGGTTTGGACGACCTGGTGCTGCAGCGTAGCCACTTGAAATTCCTGTCTGGAAATCATTTGGTACGTCTGTGTCTGTTGCAATACCTTCTTCGAAACGAAGTGGACCGCGACGAGTAGCGTTACCCGCAGCCTTCATCTCGTAGGTGTTTGGTGCTTTCTCAGGGAACTGAGGATTTGGTGCTAGTGTCATGATGACTCCTAAACTCTAGAGTTAATTTCGGAACGGCCTATTCCAAAGATGAGTGTGGCGTATTTTTTGCAGTTCGTAATGTCAAACTAGGAATTAATTCCCACCAAAAAAGGGACTGGCAGAAAGGACTACTTCTGGCATTACGAGGTCTTTAGTCAAAGAACAGGCTATAGACAAGGAGTCCACATAGTCGTCATGGGCATAGGACTCGTCAGGGGCAGCAACTAAAAAGTTGGGTCCCTTAAACTTAACTTCAGCATCTGTCATCTGTTGGTAGAACCTTTTCCAGGTCCTTAATCTGCGAGTACGAGAATTTGCTGGAAAACCTAGCATTCTGCGTTGAATTAATGCCTGTAGATGTTTCCATCGCTGAGACTGTTCGGTTGGGCTAGAAGTAATAGGGGCAACCTCTGCTCTTGGAATTAAAACTTTAAGACGCTGTGCAACAGCATCTCCTACACCGTTTGCATCAACACCGATAGCAAGAACATCATAATTAGACAAGAAGTTAACTATCTGGAAATACTGTTCTTCCCAGTCATCACCTTGTAACTCCAGCCAATTTAAAATGCGGTGTTCAAAGTACCCAAACTCATCTGGTCTATCCCAGTCAACCCACACCACAGTAACCACGGTTGAGTCCAGTTTACGGGCAGGGTCAATACCTACAACTACGGGAGTCTTGTGCCAGTTCTTTACTATCTCCTGCGAAACATCTCCGAGTTCTTCCATTACAGAAGAAGTTACAAACATTCCTCGCTCAAGAAGCCACTTGCAGTTATACGACATTTGGAACTCGTCTGAGTCTTCACCAATACGTAGCGTTTCTTTTTTTATAAAGCGTTGATAATTTTCGTTGACCTTAGCCACTTCTTTCCAGTCCCACTGATAATGGTTCTGTCTTGCACCTCTAGTGGTTTGTCTACGCTTGTTTAACTGAATGGCCCTGTAAAAATTATTCTTACTTGTTGTTGGAGTACCCGTCTTAACCATAGTTCCTGCATAGTAAGCAAGCATAGGGCTAATAGATTTTGATACAACAAAGTCGTCTGCCTCCTGACACTCATCGATAACAACTAAATGAAAAGACTTCGATTCAATTTTTGCACGGGGGTTTGCAGTCATCATAGTAATGGTTGACCCTGATTTTTTTAGTTTAATCATGCGGGTAACACCGCCTATACGTGCAGCAGAATCATCAATTTCTGGGTCACCTAAAACCTCTAAAGCACGCTCAGATGTTAGACGTGTAACGGTTCTACCAAAAAGAGTTTCAGCCTGTCCTTCTGTTGGTGCAAACAACCCAACCCAAAGACCGTCTTTATACTTACCTAGTAACTCTGGATATATCTTTGCAAGTCGTGGTAAAAGAATCATTAACGTTGCAACAGTATCGGCAACAGTTTCCGACTTACCTGACTGACGTGCAGCAAGTGCAGTGATTTCTTCACCGTCATTAATAATTACAGACTCAATCATTCTGCGTGCTAAAGGTTTTTGATAGGGGTGTAAATCGTGCCCTACTAATACAACAAGGAATTGCATTATTTTATCAATTAGTTTATTTACAAAGTCTTGCGAAAGTTCATCTAACGTATCATCGTCTTGAAACTCAGGTTCAGTTTCATCAAGGTTTAAAAAATACTCAGGATTAATCTCTTCAAATTTTTCATCATCATAATCAATTGTCATTAGTACTCCAATAAACAGGAAAGCCCACTTCGCAGTGGGCATCCCGCGTCTTGAGAGAAGGAGACAGGTGTAATCATATCAAACACAATACCAAAATCAACGACGTTTTAGTTCTTTAACAATTTCGTGTAACACTTCTGCACCAATTTCTGCTTCATTTAGTAACTCTTTCTCACCAGTTCTTTGATACGTTGTTATTTCTTTTCCTATAACAAATAGTGCGTTCTCAGTCCAAGAAACTAATTCAGAAGAAGGTAGTTTAGATATTCTTTTCTGTATCTTGGTCTGGGGCTGGTATCCAACCTTTTTCTTCTTGAAAATCATCATAAGTAAGGTCCCTCCTAGAGACGGCTGAGTTTAACGCTTCTTCCTCTAATTTTGTACCTTCCCACTTACCAATTACTAATATTTTGTTTTTTATTAGCCTAATTAAAGTAGGGGTGGAATATCTGTAAGGTGGCTCAATCTCTTGGCTCCAGCCTTTAGAAAGGAGTTTACCCTCCCACTCAAGGGGCTGAGTAATAACTTGTACAAAGTGTTTTGGTCCGACTGGTAAAAACTGAGGCATTTGTTAACGCTTTCTTTGGGCCGACTTTTTAGGCTTGCTCGCTTTAGTAGAGGGTTTGCGGTTACTTCTTGGTGCTTTTTCTATAGGTCTTAAACTTTGATAGCCCTTGAAAACAATCTGGTTGGTACGAACGACACGATACAGGGTTTCTCGTGCAATATTTGGGAGGCGACCCATGTCTGCTGCTCCACGTGGTTTGCTGTCAAGGCGGTTTAAAATATAGCGACCCTTAGAGGTGGCAGACTTAAACCCGTTCCACTCATTATTGGAAACGCTGTAATAGTTATAAAACAAACCATCACGGAAAACTACAGTTAAAACCTGTCGCTCTTTGTCATAACCTGCAGCAACAGTTCTTGGTCTTAAGTAGTTGGTTGTAGATGTTGGGATAATAGTTAACTCTGCAGGACCGTCGTAATCATCACGGGCATTCTTAGCAAAGTTGTCATAAACAGTAGGCTCATAAAACGTACCTGCTGTTACTTCATCATCTAAATCGTAAGAATCATCATCTTCAAAAATAGCAAAGGCTTCATAAAAATCAGAGCCAACTGGGAGAGAATCAAATGGATTTACTCTTCTACCTTTTATACTACCGACAAGTTTGTCCATACCCTTGACGGTGTTTTCTTCAATCCCGTATAAATCACGGGAGGGGTCAAGCATGGCAGCCAACTCGTTGGCAGAAGGACCAACAGCACGTGCTGTTGGCCTACCGCTACCAGAATTGGCTGCCCTTGCCATACTAACTCCTAAATTAAGATGCTGCTGCGAAAGGAGTAATTGTAACTGCTGCTGCAACTGCAGTTGTTGCTGCACCTGCTGCAATTGACTGAGACTTGATTGTTCCAGCAACACCAGAAACAACACCAGCAAGACTTGTTAGAGCCTGAACTGTTGTGGCTGTTCCAGTTACAGTGAACACGTTTGCGTTTGTAACAGCAAGAACTGTCCAAACTCCGTTTACGCCATCTCCACCAGAAACATCAGAGACTGTTACCTTGTTACCTGCAACAAAGCCGTGGCTTCCACAAGTAATTGACATAACTGCTGAACCTGCTGTACGGGCTACTGCTGTAACAGTTTTACCGACGTTAGATGCTCCTGCTGCAGTTGTGACTGTAAGACCTGAGTCCTTCATAACGTCATCTGCATCTGATGTTGTCATACCAATTACGTTAGGAACTTGTACATAGTTAGTTGAACCTGCTACGTCAGAACCTGGTGTGTCTGGTGTGAACTGTGGGTATCCGCCCCAACCTGATTCTAGGTTGATGTGGTCGCCAAGTGTTAAATCCAAACGGGTTGTACGAGCATCGTTTGGTTGTGGAGGCATATTGCCCCATGCGAAATCAATTGCGATTTCTCCTGCGGTGTCTAGTAGAGCACCTGCGTTATTTACTGCCATAGTTATTCTTCCTCACATGTGTGGTTGTTTAACTGGTCCTTTTGTAACACTTCGTCGCATTGTCGACACATAAAGAGACGAACGGAATCAAGTGCTTCATGTAAGGAGTCCGAATAATCGATTCCATAATCCACTTGAGGTTCTTTTAAAACTTCAGGAGGAAACGGTCCAATAGGCCCATGAACATTTGCGGGGACGGGATGTCCCTGCACTGCAAATTTTCTTACGAGTTTCACTATTCGTCAGTCTTAACCCCTGTTGACTTTTTACTTGACTTTTTAACTGGCTTTTCAGAAGCCACCTCTTCAACAAGTAGTTCTTCAACGGGTTCGGTTTCTTGAGCCAATATTTTGGTAACTTCTGCAACTGCAGCATCAAAATCATCTGCCTTGTCTAAAAGACCAGCCTTCATACGAGGTACTAGAAACGAAGGCATACAAGGAATGCAGAAAGGAATCTTTACGCTTTCTACAGGGCTATAGACGTATGCAGCAGGTGTTTCACAGTTTGAACATTTCATTTAGTGCTCCTTTAACAATCCCATTTACGTAATGCTAACGCTTTACGTGTTGGTTTTCCGTTCTTTTCCATTGGTCCTGGCATTCCACCCATGCGTGCACAGAAGGACTTGCGACGTGCTGCTGACTTTGGAGACTTCTTTGCTTGCTCTGAAGACACAGGTGGCTTTAAATTATGTCCCTGTGCTTTAGCAGAGGCTCTACCTTTTGCATTTAAACCGCCTTCAGGATTCTTTCCTTCTTTGCGTGTCCATGCAGGAGTTGATTTTTTGGTAGAGGCTTTCTTCTTACTTGCCACTTGGCTTCTTCTTGCCCTTACGGAGTGCTTTAAAGTCTGCTCCGTCAATCTTCTTTTTGTTACCTGCAACTGAGGCAAGTTTCATTTGCTTTGGGGTAAGGGGCTTCTTCATCTCTTTCATGGCTTTCTCCTTGGCTTAGTTGTGGCTGTTTTTGTAGGCGGGGTTGAAGATGTGTACGCAGGGTTACGCATAGCACGCCCTGTCTTTGGGTCACGAGTTACTGGAGCAACCTTAGTTGTACCAGTAGGAACGTCAGGTGTTGCTGTGCTGCGTGGTTCTGCAGCAGGTGTAACTACTGTTGGTTGACCTGGTGTTGTAGATGAACGACGACGAGTTGGCTTATTGTATGCAACCTCCATACCACCATCTGCATTCATTGAAAAGTTTGAAACTCTTTTAGTTTTTCCTAAGCCTGTGATGCCAGCAAAAGCATTGTTTTGTGTTACAACAGAACCTGCAATTTCTAATCTTTTGGAATCTAAATCTCCTGCTTGCTTAAGTTTTGTCAGTCTAGTTTCGTGACGACGACCTGCTTTGCCTTCTGTTGCAGCGTGTGTTAAACCACGTTCTTGCATTTCACGAGCGTGTGTTTGACGACCAGTTTCAAGTTCTTTAGTCTGTTCAAACTTACGTGAGTCACGCATAGTGTCTAATGCGTATTGTCCAGCCATACGCTCTAAGTCTTTGCCTTTTCCCTTGCGTGCATTGAAAAATTCATTCATTGCAGAGGAAAGCGGAGAGATGTCCACACCAGAACCTGATGGTGCTCCAAACTGAGTCTGATTCAAAGTCATGGAAGTAATTTTCCCCTATCTTTTGTCTTTTTGGGTGCTAAGTGTCTTAATAGCC